GAAACGATGGTGTATGCCGGCCCGACAATTCTGGGAGTGGCAACACACAATCAGTTCTTCAACAACGGACTGCCGGATGGATTGAAAACCGCAATGGAGAAAGAACCTGCGATTTACAATCTGGTCGTGCCGATCAGCAATCTGGCGGCCGTGAACGCAGACATCGCATCACAGAGCGGTGCCGCTTATGTATTTTATAAAAAAGCAGCCGAGTATAAGGCTTAAGGAAGGAGAGAAAAGCAATGGCTTACAATCATGGAGTAAGGGTAAAAGAGCAGGCAACGAGCCTGGTCGCACCCGTTACAGGAACAGCCGGACTGCAGGTAATCATCGGAACAGCACCTGTGAACCTCGCAGCCGACCCGTACAAGGCAACCAATGTACCGATGATCGCCTACAGTTTCAGTGAAGCCGTGGAGCAGGTTGGATACAGTGACGATTTCAAGAATTACACGCTCTGCCAGAGCATGGACGCTTGCTTCCGTGTTCTCAATGTCGCACCGATTATCTTAATCAATGTGCTCGACCCGAAGAAACACAAGAAAGCAAACGAGGAACAGACCGTGAATGTGGAGAAGATGCAGGCAACAGTAAAGGTGGCAGGCATCCTCGCAGATACCGTAGAGGTAAAGGCAAACGAAGCCACACTCACAGCCGGAACGGACTACATCACGACATTCGATGATGACGGATACCTTGTGATCACATTAACCGCAGGAGGCAAGGGTGCATCAGCCAAGACCCTCACAGTCAATAGCACAAGCATCGACCCGACTGCCGTAACAGAGAGCGACATCATCGGTGGATACAATGCAAGCACCGGAGCAGAGACTGGTATGGAGTTAATCCGCCACATCTATCCGAAATTCAGCATGACACCGGGTCTGCTCTTAGCACCAGGATGGACGCAGAAGCCGAATGTAGGTATCGCCCTTGCAGCAAAGTGCGAGGAAATCAACGGAGTATTCACTTGCGAATGCATCCTCGATATCGACACCGCAGAAGCAACCAAGTACACAGACTGCAATGACTGGAAGAATAAGAACGGATACACCAACAAGCACGCAGCACTTCTCTGGCCGCAGGTAAAGGTCGGAACGAAGCAGTATGCATATTCCGCTATCTTCGGAGCATTGACAGCGTACACAGACGCAAGCAACGATGATGTGCCGAACCTCTCCCCTTCCAATAAGCTGATCGGAATTACTGGTCTCTGTCTGGAAGATGGAACAGAGGTAACACTGGATCAGCCGCAGGCGAACCTCTTAAACGGACAGGGAATCATTACCGCAATCAATGATTCCGGATGGAAGTCATGGGGCAACAACACAGCGTGCTATCCGGCGAATACGGACCCGAAAGACAGATGGTTCTGCTGCCGTAGATTTTTCTCATGGTGGGGCAACAGCTTCATTCTGACCTACAAGCAGAAGGTCGATGAACCGGGCAACTACCGTCTCATCGAGTCCATCGTAGACAGCGAGAACATCAGAGGAAACTCCTATGTATCACAGGGCAAGTGTGCAGGGGCGAGAATTGAATTCAGCGAGGACGAAAACCCGGTAACGGACATCCTCAACGGCAAGATCCAGTTCCACCAGTACCTCGCACCGTATGTACCTGCAGAGGATATCCTCAACATTTTGGAATTTGACCCGGATATGTTATCCGCAGCATTAAACGGAGGTGAATAAGAATGGGCGCATTAGGTATTCCCGGAGTTATTAATAACTTCAACCTTTACAACAACGGAACAGCACTCGTGGGTCTGACAGGGGAAATCTCCCTGCCGGACTTCGAGGGAATGACCGAGACACTGAGCGGTCCCGGTATCCTTGGAGAAATCGAGGAAGTAATCATCGGACAGTTCGGAAGCATGGAACTGGAGATTCCGTTCCGCATCCTCGATGAGGACGCATTCAAACTCATGTCCCCGGCAACTTCGCTGAATCTGACACTCAGAGCCAGTGAGCAGTTCACAGTCAAGAGCACAGGCGGTATTGACTATAAGGGAATGAGAGTAGTTGTACGTGGACGACAGAAGAAACTCACAGGCGGCACCGTGAAGCAGGGCGGAGCGATGGACGCAGCAGTGACAGTGGAGATCACATATATCATGATTGAGTTGGACGGAAAGCAGAGAATCGAACTTGACAAGATCAACAACGTTTACAAGGTCAATGGTGTGGATTTACTGGCAAAAATCAGAAAGCAGTGTTAATCAAGGAGGACGAGCAAGATGGAAAAAGAGACAAAGAAAACAGAGGTAGCAGTAGAGGTATTGGACAAAGACGGAGAAGTGATCGAGAACGAGTATACGGTAGTTTTTAATAAGCCGTACACATTCGAGGGCGAAACCTATGACAAAATCGATCTGAGCGGACTGGACAATCTGACAGCAGCGGACATGATCGCAGCAAATAAGATTCTGGACAGAACCGGATCATTCACATTCCTCCCGGAAATGTCCTTGGAGTATGCGTGCATCATCGCCGCCAAGGCAACCAAACTTCCGGTGGAATTTTTCAAGGGATTACACCCGAAGGAAGCAGTCAAGGTCAAGAACCGTGTGACAGCTTTTTTCTACGGAGCGGAATAAGTCCAACTGACGGTGCAAACCTCCGGAAACTCGCAATACAGTTATCAATGACATTACGGACCGGGATAGATTTCTTTCTATCTCTGTCCGTTTTTGAATTGCGGGAAATAGCCGAGGAGGTGGCAGACATTGGCAAGCAGCAGCAAAGAGCAGGAACTCGCCATTAAAATCGCAGGCAAGGTCGAAAACTCTTTCAAGCAAAGTCTCGGAGTAACCGAGGACGGATTAAACAAAATAGCGAGCGTTGCTAAGAAAGCCGCAGCATTCGCAGCCGTTAAGGTCGGAGACTTCATATCCGGTGCGGTTGATGAGTATGCGGAATTTGAACAGGCAATGGCAAACACCTCTGCTATCGCAGGGGCATCTGCGGACGATTATGCGAAACTGTCTGCTGCGGCCAGAGAAGCAGGTAAAGCGACAACCTTCACGGCTTCGGAGGCGGCCGATGCCTTGGGATATATGGCACTGGCGGGATGGAATGTGGAAGAAAGTACCGCAGCCTTAACACCAGTGCTTAAACTCGCAGAAGCAACGCAGGCAGACCTTGCTACCACCAGTGACCAGGTAACAGACTCCATGAGTGCCATGGGGGTTGGAATAGATGACTTACAGGGATACCTTGATGTTATCGTAACGACCAACAACAAGGCGAATACCACGGCGGCAGACCTTATGGATGCATTCATCGGATGCGGTGGTGCAGCCAGAGCCGCAGGTATGAACTATAAGGAAACCTCCACAGCACTCGGAATCTTGGCAAACAACGGTATCAAGGGCAGTGAAGCAGGTACAGCATTGAACTCAATGCTTGTACGAATCAGCACCAAGGATGTAGCGCAAAAGGCATTCAAGGATTTAGGTGTCGCAGTTTACGACAGTTCCGGGGAAATGAGGAACATGAGGGATATCCTCGTGGACTTAAACGGTGCGATGGCAGGAATGACGCAGGAGCAGAAAAACTCCTATATGTCAGCAATTGCCGGAACAAACTACTACTCACAGTTTGGTTACTTACTGGACGGAGTAAAAGAGGGAGTGGACGGCTCTGCATCAGCATGGGATGAACTCGCCGGAGCAATCGACAATTCGACTGGCGCACTGGATACAATGGATGCAACAGCGACCGGAACATTACAAGGCGCACTGGCACGATTCCAGTCGGCAATCAGCGACCTAAAGATAAGCATGGTAGAGGACTTCGGACCGTATGCGATGCAGATCATAGATGCGGTGGCATTGAAAATCCCGGACATCACGGCAGGATTCAGCGAACTCATTCAGAAACTACCAATCCAAGAATTCATGAACGGAGTCGGTCAGATGGCAGGCAGTGTTCTGGATTTTGTCGGAAAGATAGTGGACGGTCAGAGTTTCTCCGAAGCATTCTCGTCAACGCTGGCGGAAGATTTCGGTGTAGAACTGCCCGGAAGTGTACAGACATTCCTTGGAGTGATCCAGAACCTGTGGGATGATTTCCAGTCATTCATTGGATGGATAGGAAGCACCGCCGAAGCAACACTGGGCGGATTAAAAGATACAATCGCAGAGCATGAGCCACAGCTACAGGCAATCATGGATTTATTATCAGATGTGCAGCAGAAATTCTCGGAAGCCTTCGGGGGCGCAAGTGATGATGCAAGCAGTCTGGTAAGCGGAGGACTTCCGGCACTGGTCGGGGCACTCTTGGATATACTGGGAGCAGCGGCAAATGTACTCGACAAATTCGTGGAATGGAAAGGTTTTATACCTACCGTGACCACACTGGCGACAGCCATCGCAGGATTTAAACTTGCGAAAACAGCGATAGAAATCGCAAAGGTTACCAAGGCAATGACACTGCTTCGGGTAGCCAAGATAAAGGATAAGGCGGAAACAATTTATCTGAATGCCCTGTATGCGAAAGACGCAATAGCAAAAGGGGCGAGCACAGCAGCCACAATCGCACAAAACGTGGCAACAAAGGCAGCAGCAGCCGGACAGTGGCTCTTAAATGCAGCAATGTCAGCCAACCCAATAGGAATCGTTGTAATAGCCATCGCAGCACTGGTGGCGGGATTTATTGCACTTTACAACAAATCAGAGACATTCCGAAATGCGGTCAATGCCCTGTGGGATGCCGTGAAGGGTGCGTTTACCAAGATCGGTCAGACCATCGGAAATATCGTAAAAGCGGTTGGCGAAAAATTCACGGAGATAAAGGAAAAAATCGGCGCAGTCTGGGATGGCATAAAGGAGAAAGCAAGCGCAGCGTGGGAAACCATAAAGAATATTGTCACGGTCGGGATTATGCTGATCGGGCAGATCATCAGCGCAGGAATTCAAATTATAACCCTCCCGTTCCGTTTCATCTGGGAGAACTGCAAGGACGTCCTTATCGCAGCCTGGGACAAAATCAAGAGCGTTGTGTCCGGGGCACTCGATGCCGTGAAGGGATTTATTTCAGATAAGCTGACCGCAGCCAAAGAGACGGTGTCCAATATTGCAGACGGAATAAAGGACGCACTGGGAACAGCATGGAGCACGATCAAAGATACGGCTTCCAATGCCTGGGAGACAGTGAAGAATACCGTCAAAGAAAAAGCAGAAGCAGCAAAGACAGCGGCTGCGAATGCGTTCAATGCCATGGATGAAGCGACAGGTGGAAAACTGTCTGCTATAAGGGATAAGGCAGTGGAGACATGGAACAATGTCAAAGATACTGCCGGAACAGTTATGCAGGCAGCCAAGGACACAGTCAGCGAGAAACTCGGCAATATGAAAGCGGCCTACGAGGAAAATGGCGGTGGCATCAAGGGTGTTGCTGCAGCAGCCATGGAAGGAGTCAAGGGTTACTACACATCTGGACTCACATTCGTGGACAATCTCACAGGCGGAAAGTTGTCAGCCATCAAGGAAAAATTCACATCCAAGATGGGAGAGGTCAAAGCGAATGTCTCGGAGGCATTCAACAATGTCAAGGACACAGCCGGAAACCTCATGGAAATAGCCAGAGCAAACGTGGGCGAGAAACTCGATGCCATGAAATCTGCGTATGACAGCGCAGGCGGAGGCATTAAGGGAGTAGTCGCAGGAGCGATGGCAGGTGTGCAGAGCACCTTCTCCGGTGTCATGAGCACCGTGGACAGTCTGACAGGCGGAAAACTGTCAGCAATTCAGAATTCATTCACGAACAAACTGAATGCAGCCAAGAGCACGGTCACAGGTATTCTGGACAGCATCAAGTCAGCGTTCAGCGAGAAACTGGAAGCAGCAAAGAATGTGGTATCCGGAGCGATAGAGAAGATAAAAGGCTTCTTCAATTTCTCATGGAGTCTGCCAAAGCTGAAGCTGCCGCATTTCTCAATCAGTGGAAAATTCAGCCTGAACCCACCAAGCGTGCCGTCATTTGGAATTGACTGGTATAAAGACGGTGGTATTATGACAAACCCGACTGCGTTCGGATTTAACCCGAATACCGGAAACACCATGGTAGGAGGGGAAGCCGGAGCGGAAGCAATCGTGCCTCTTACCCAGTTATGGGAAAAGATGACCTCAATCATCAAGAGCGTGATCGCAGAGAGCCAGAACGGTGGCGCAGGCAATGCACTGTCGGCACTGGTGGATAAGGTCGGGGCAGCAATGCAGGGAAGCACGCAGACACCAATATCCGGTCTGCTCGACAGACTGAGTGGCGGTGGAAACGAACCGCAACCTGCAACAGCAAACGGAGCACCAATAAACTACGCACCAGTATATAACTTCAACGGCGCAGCACCTACGAAGGATGATCTGGTGGAAGCAGAGCGTATGTCACAGGCGGAATTCAATGAAATGATGGAGCAGTGGCAGCGTGACAACGACAGAAAGAGGTTCTAAGGAGGCGAGAGAATGACAGGCACATACGAAACGGTGCAGGGCGACACATGGGATAAGATAGCATACCAGGTCTACGGAGACGAGAAGTATGCAGGATACCTCATGGAGAACAACCGCCTGCTACTGGAATACCTGGTATTCCCAGGCGGGGTCGCTCTCGCCACACCGGAACTGACAGACGAGGTAGATGAAGATCTGCCAATATGGAGGGATTAAGCATGGACCCAAGGAAAGCAACCGCCTCCGTTTCATATAACGGAAAGCGGATCGATACCAAACTCGCAGAATACCTCCAGTCATTCACTTACACAGATGTTGCATCGGGAGAGAGCGACAGCCTCTCCCTCAACATCAATGACAGAGACAGGAAGTGGATCAAGTCATGGTTTCCAAGCAAGGGAGACACCATGGCGGCCACGATTATCATGAAGAACTGGAGCAAAGAAGGGGATACGCAGAAATTAAGCTGCGGATCTTTTGTGATTGATGATTTCAGTTTTTCTGGAACACCAGTCAAGCTGAAACTGGAAGCGTTGGCACTTCCGGCAGACAGCAGCTTCAAGGAAACACAGAGAACCAAAACATATGAGAAAACAACCTTGGAGAATATCGGACAGGAAGTCGCAAAGCGGGCAGGCATCAAACTGTACTATGAAGCACCAAGGATATCAATAGAAAAGGTGGAGCAGAGCGAGAAGGATGACTGCTCATTCTATAACGAGTTGGTAAAACTCTACGGCTTCGCCATGAAGATATATAAAAACAAAATTGTAGTATTCAACGAAGCCACCTATGAGAAAAAGAAATCAGTGGCAACATTGACGGAACAGAACATAGAACCGAACTGGTCATGGAACACGAAGCTGTGCAGAACCTACACCGGAGCGAAATATGAGTACACCAACAATGATAAGAACCAGACGATAAAGGTCGAGGTCGGTGGCGGAAACAGGATACTGAAGGTCACGGATGCAGCGAGCAACGCATCGGAAGCAGAGCGCATCACACTGGCAAAAATCAATGAAGCCAACAAGGGCGACACGACCATGTCGGTAACGATGACCAGAGCCAACAGGAAGATCATAGCGACTTCCTGCGTAACCCTAAAAGGCTTCGGGAAACTGGACGGCAAGTACTATGTGGAAAAGGTCACATGGGATATCGGAAGCGGATGTAAGCAGAAACTTGACCTTCGGAGAGTGGCGGATCGCTTCACGGATGCCAAATCATCGACCAAGGCTGTGGCAAAGAAGTCAAAGACGGAGACGAAGTCCTCCACAACAACTACCACGGCAACGAAATCCACAGGAACGCAGACACCAGTAAAGGGCGGAAAGTACACACTGACCACTACGAAAAAGGGTTACTACACCGCAGCCGAAGCACTGGCAGGCAAGGCAACCGGAGGACACCCGACAGGCACAAGACGACCTGGAACATATACGATATTCAACATTTCACAGGGTATGCTGAATCTGACGACCAAGGCAGGAGTGCCGGGGTCATGGATAAACCCGAACTAAGGAGGTGGAGAGCATGGCAGCAGCGACAATCAGACTGGGGAAGATATCCTCAATCAATTACACAGCAGGGAAAGCCAGGGTGGTGTATGAGGACAGAGACGACTCCGTGACAAGCGAGCTTCCATTCCTCGCCCTGCAGTATAACATACCAAAGGTAGACGACCTCGTGGTCGTGGCTTGCTTTTCCAACGGCACGGTGTCCGGGGTAATACTCGGACCGGTGTACAATTCAGCGAACACACCGCATGATGGTGGTGCGGGCATCTTCCGACAGGAGATGAGCAACAATGTGAACGAAGCGGTCATGTCCTATTCAGAAAAGAAGCAGACGATGATCCTGCGCGCCCCGAAGATAGAATTCGAAGGGTACGGATACGAGGATAAGCCGTATGTGACACTGGAACAGATAAACGATGCGTTCTCGGACATTGATGATAACAAGACCGGGATATCCAACCTGCAGGATGACACAGCCAGGACAAAAGGAAAGCCGTCCCTGCAGTCGCAATTGGATGCACTGGAAAAAAGAGTAAAGGAACTGGGAGGTTGATGAGATGGGAAGAATAGGAAACTTTGGAAAACTGATCGTCTTTGAAACGAGCGACAGCAGAATCCTCAACTTCACGGACTACCAGAGAACCATATCAGCAAACTGGGCAAAGCATGAGCGCATCGGGAAAAAGCCGCAGTCAGAGTTCCTCAACCCGGAACTGATGACCGTACAGTTCAAGGTCGTGCTGAATGCACAGCACGGAGTGAAGCCGTGGAAAACATTCCACGAAATCACAAAGGCAGTGCAGCAGGGAAGGGTGGAGAAACTGGTCATCGGAAACCATGCCGTAGGATCGAACAGGTGGAAGATTACACAGGCGACCCAGTCAAACCTTGTTGTTATGGGAACAGGGGAAATCCAGAAGATGGATGTCAATCTTTCACTGGAAGAATATCTGTAGGGAGGGCAGCGGAATGACAATAGACCTAAAAAACATAACCGTAGCCTTTGACTACACAAGCGGAGACATCGCAGATATTAAAAGGTGTCTGGAATGCTTATACCAGACGGCAGAGGGAACGTGTCCGCTCGACCGGGAATTCGGTCTGAATACGGACTTTGTGGGAATGCCGATGGATGTGGCAAAGAGCCAGTTCGCAGTGGAGATCATCGACAAGACGGACCGGTACGAGCCAAGGGCAACGGTAAAAGATATCAACTTCTCATTCAATGAGGATGGGCAGTTGCAGGCGGAGGTGGTAATAACAAATGTCTGATACAATCCAAAGCGTAAAAGACCTCCCAGAGGTGTCGTTCATTGACAATGACACACTGGAAGCAATGAAAACAAGAATGGTGGCAAACTTTGAGAGCGAATGGAAGCGCATCACAGGACAAGAGATAACACTCTCTCCTTCAGATCCGAACCGCATCATGCTATATGCCATTGCACTGGAATTATACCAGGACGAACAGTACATAGACAGAGCCGGAAAGCAGGACTTAATCAAATACTCCTACGGAGAATTCCTTGACAACCTCGGAGCAGGCAGGGGAGTAACCAGAAAGCAGCCGGCCCCTGCGGAAACAACACTGAGGTTTACTCTTTCAGAGAAGCGACCTGCTGCCGTAGGCATACCGGAGGGAACAAAGGTCACGGATGGCAACCTCAACTACTTCGCCACGGTAGGATACGAGGAAATCCCCGCGGGGGAAACTTACGTAGATGTGAGGGCACTCTGCACCGAGAACGGAGTGGACGGAAACGAACTGCTGCCGGGGCAGGTCAATGTACTGGTTGATCTGATACCGTATGTGGAGAGCGTAAGCAACACGACCAAGACAAGCGGTGGAGCAGACCTCGAATCAGACGAGAGCCTTGCAGAGAGGATATTCCTCGCACCAAGCGGATACAGTGTCGCAGGACCGGACGATGCATATAAATACTGGACAAAGACCTACAGCCAGACCATCGGAGACGTGAAGGTAACCAGTCCAAACCCGGTAGAGGTAGAAATCCGTTTTATTATGACGGACGGAGAACTCCCGACCAATACTGTCATAGACGGAGTAGCAGCATACCTGCAGGATGAAAACATCCGCCCACTTACCGACAAGGTAACCGTGCTCGCCCCAGAGACGGTCAAATTCAACATTGCATTCACATACTATGTAAATTTGAGCGACCAATCCAAGGCAGGAACAATACAGGCAGAGGTGGCACAGGCGGTGGCTGATTACATCGAATGGCAGACCAGAACCATCGGCAGAGACATCAACCCTTCAGAACTCATGAAGCGGATCGTGGCGGCCGGAGCAAAGAGGGCGGAGATAACCTCCCCGGTATTTACGACCGTACCGGATACCAGTGTCGCAAGGATAGGAACACAGACCGTGACATACGGAGGTGTTGAAAATGATTAGTTTATATGACGGACAGATCACAGACCTCCTGCCATGGAAGATAGCACAGAGCACTGAGGTGCGCTGCATTTCCTACGCAGTGCAGCAGGAACACCAGAGGATGCTCCGACTGGCAGCACATACCAGAACCATGGCAGTCATTGATGAACTGCCGGAGCGGATACTGGATGTACTGGCGGTAGAATTAAGGACGCCATACTACCAGGAGAGCATGAATCTGGAAACCAAACGCAACATCATAAAGAGGACGCTCCTGTGGCACACCAAGGCAGGAACTCCGAGTGCGGTATCAGAACTGATAGAGATTGTATTCGGAGAGGGCAGGACAGAGGAATGGTTCGATTACACCGAGGGTCCATACACACCCGGAACATTTGACATCATAACCAATGCCAGAATGACAGAGGAAATGGCAAATTACTTCCTCTCCATCATTCAGAGAGTAAAGAACACCCGCTCCCATATCCGCAGGATACTGGTGGAGCGAGAAATGGAGATGCATGAGACAGTGGCATCCGGGGTGGTCAGCAGTCCGAAAGAACAGGTGCTGAACCACCACCAAACCACAAACGATTACACCATGCAGGAGACGGCCGCATCAGCCGTAACCTCCGCACCGTCCAGAACGGTAACAAACCACCCGGAAGGACGCACTGGAGATATTGGCATGGAAGGGAACGCTGCCGCAGGTGCAGTAAGTTCCCCGCATGAGACTATCGGGAATAATGTCAACCCACGCACAGGCACGCTGTTGGGCGGTGTGAGCGGTTTTGCAGCGATAGTGGTAAGAAACACCAAGACCACAATTCTAAACGGAGCACAGCGAACACAGACAAGCGTACACGGCACTGTGCCGAGGGTGGCAGTGGGAATGACATCACATTCCAAAATAACAACATAAAGGAGGAACAACGATGGCAGGAGTATTCAAAGAAGCAGTGCTGACAGCCAAAGGAATCGCCCTGCTCGCCAAGGCACAGGCAGGAAGATGCACAATCAAACTGACCAAGGCCGCAACCGGAGACGGATCATATTCAGATGGCGAAGCACTCACAAACAGAACTGCTCTCAAATCCAAGAAGCAGGAGTTCGCACTGATCACAGTGACGACCCAGAACCAGTCCAATGTATATGTGAAATTTATCATCACAAACAAGCAGGACACCGGAAACCTTAAGAATGGCTACTACGTGAAAGAGGTCGGCATTTATGCACAGGACCCGGACGAGGGGGAAATCCTCTACGCACTGGCAGTCGGAGTAGCAAACCAGTGGGATTATATGCCCGCTTACAACGACCTCCTCCCGTCCACGATTACCATGGACTTCTTAACAGAGGTCGCCAACGCAACAGATGTAACTATCGTAACACCAAACAGTATGTACCTTTACGACCAGACCACTGGGGATAAGTATGTGCTTGGTGTGGATAAAGGACTTTTATACTACGAGGAGGTAGAGGAATAATGGGAAAGACATACATCGCAGACAAGGAAACCCTCGACAAGTGCTATGCGATTTTATCCGCAGACGGAATCTATGGCTTTATTGAGCACATGGATGTTTTAAGTCCGACAGCACGAATCGAATACATCGGACAGAACAAAGACTTCACTCCGATTTCACTCAACAAGGACACCGGAGCAATGACACTCAACAGTTGGGCAGACTTCCCAATCATCGTGGCAAACAAGCCGTGGATGGTAAGGGCAGACGGAACACCAGACTACAGACTGGACGAGAACGACTACACCAAGAAAGAGGACGGTACTGCTTCGGATGTTTCCAACACAAGCTATAACGGCGGAGCGTTCTCATGGCTTGCCAGAATTTACAAACAGGAGTATATGCTCGGCAATGACCGTGTCGTTAAATTCTCCATGAGGGAAAGAGACGGATTCGAGCCTGTCGGATTTAAAGATCCGAGCAACAATGTACTGGAGGGTGTATGGATTCCGATGTTTTACGGTTCAATCCTCGGAGCAGACACCTCCACACCGAAGATGGTATCTCTGGCAGGACTGCAGCCTTGCTACAATAACACAACGGATAAAGAACATACTGCAATCGCAAACTTCTCAAGCCGTGCAGCATTCCTCGGTGGCGGAATTGTTCAGACAATCACTGACCTTCTGATCATGTTCGCAAAGAGCACGAACTCACAGGAAGCATACGGCTATGGAAATTCAAGCGGATACGATGCGAGCCTTGCGCCGACCAACGGAGTGAAGCAGAACGCAGTCGTAGGTGGCGGACAGTTCTACGGAACAAAGGATGCGAAGTCACTCAACAAGATCTTCCACTCCATCGTCCTTGGAACATATCAGCAGTGGATGCGTGACCCGTACACATTGCTCGTGAATGGCAGATACAAGGTCAGCAAGAACTACACCTACGATGTGACCGGAGCAAAATACCAGGATACAGGCATCAGCCTTCCGAAGATGCTTAACGATGACGGAAGCACACAGAAAACAGGTATTTTCTATCCGCATAAGTACCAGACCGTTCCCGGCTTCGGAGCAGTTCCGGTTCATCCGTGCAAGGGAAGCACATCCACTGGCGGCTGTGACGGATTATGGCAGAATGTCGAGATTGTGGCGGTCGCCCTTCGGTTCGGTTCTTGCGACAACGGTACGATTGATGGTTTGCGCTACTTGGCTGTGGACATCTCTGCCGGGCATGCCTACTGGTACGTCGGGGCCGCCGTCCTTCTTTTACCACCTGTCGGGGTCGCAGCGTAAGCAAGACACCGTGATAGGGGGTCTGGGGGTCTGCGTCAGCAGAATTCCCCCAGTGGAACAAAATCGGATTTTAATAGCGTAAGGAAGAATAACAGGGGCGCAGGACTGCGTCACCTCGGGCGGTCGCCCTTCGGTTCGGTAATTGCAACAACGGTACGAATGATGGTTTGCGCTACTTGAATGTGAACAACACTGCCGGGAATGCCAACTGGAACATCGGGGCCGCCTTATTCTATCTTAAACGGAATAACAACCCAAAGCAGTCCTGCTTCCTACACCGCTGACCTTTGAAACAAGGTTTACTCACCATTACTGGGAAGATGAGTGGAAATGAGTCCGACACAGGACGCACGGTAAAGCGGTCGCACCTGCCGTGCGTAGGAGATAGAAGAAAAAATATCTTATAGGAGTACTCAGCAGAATGCGAAAAACACACACAGAAATCCATCTGCGTAATGAACCGGAACACGGTCACAAAGAGTACAAATATCTGTATCAACAAATGCTGAAGGATGATGTCATTCGGAAAGCATATAAGAAATTACGCAAAGGAAAAACCAAGAGAAAAGAGATCCAGTACATAGACGCACACCTCGATGATGAGGTGCAGAAAATGTACGACATGATCCTAAACACAAAGCCGGAGGGAGTGGACGTCCCACACCCGGAACTGGCATACAAACCAAAGAAAAGAACCCCGAAGATCATCTTCGAACATGGGAAAAGACGAAAAATTTATATGCCGGAAATCCATGAACAATGGCTGCACCACATCATCGTTCTAGTATTAGAGCCAATCATCACAGCCACAGCCTATCCATACTCCTGCGGTTCGTTTCCAAAGCGTGGAGCACACTACGGAAAGAGACAGATAGAGCGGTGGCTTTTGCATGACCCGAAGGGAACACGGTGCTTCGCAAAGATGGATATCCGGCACTTTTATGATAGTATCCGGCTGAAAATTCTGATAAATGAACTGGCAATCCGAATCAAGGACGACTGGTTTTTATACATCATAGAATTATGCCTGCAGGGATTTAATAAAGGAAGCCCTCTCGGATTTTACATCAGCCAGTGGTTGGCAAATTACCTCTTAGAACCACTCGACCGACTGATCACAGAGGTGCTCGGTCTGCCAAAGCTGCAAAGGTACATGGACGATATCGTCATATTCGCAAGCAGCAAGAAAGTCCTCCAGAGAGCCATCGTGGAGATAAGGAAGATGCTCGGTCAGCGTTTCAGATTAAAGCTGAAGCACAACTACCAGGTATGCAAATTTTACTACGAGAAGGGCAAGCGGAAGATAGGTAGGGCACTGGACTTCATGGGTTTTATATTTTATAGAAACAAGACGCTGATCAGAAAGAACATCATGCTATCCGCAACACGGTTGGCAAAGAAGATGGAGAGGTCAAAGGAAGCAAACCGTGGATACTTTCACAGACACATCGAAGCCATGCTGTCGTACATGGGATGGTTTACCTGCACGGACACATATGACTGTTACCAGAGCAGGATAAAACCTTATATCCATGTGGGCCGGCTTAAGAAAATAATATCAAAAATCAAAAGGAG